ACATTTGTTCCCGTCACAATACCTTGTGCCAATACATTCAGTTTACGTCCATACTTTGCAGTTGTCATCAGGTTTATTCTGTTTAAAACGATATATCCATAAAAAGTACTTGCATCTCCATATCCCATAAGTTCAACCACCTCCCTTGATAAACTAATCTTATCTTTTGCAATACCATCTTCAAAGAAAAACTTGCCAGTTGGCGCAGATAACTCAACAGCCCCTTCAAAAGTTTCACCTTCAAACTTCCAATTAGCAAAGCGCATTATTCGACCACTATCAGTAATAGTCCACGTAATCATAGAATTAGCACTTCCATCTCCCCATCCTCCAGATGCTCCGGCAGCAATATTATCAAAAGCTACAGTTTCTTGACTTCCAATATTAATATAGATACCCGAACGTGACCAAGGCTGACGGATTGTTCCTGTTATCTTTACATCTTGCAACAAACTCTTTTTGATTGCAGCACCTTCAGTTTCAATTATTCCCTTAAACTTATATTTCTCTGCAATCGGATCAAGTTCAAACACTGGTTTATTATTCACCAATGCAAATATTCCTGTTCGTTCTACTCCACTAACTATGACTTTCTCTCCCATCAAAATACCAGTAAGTTTTTTAGTATCAACATCTTGCTTACCAAAGAATCCGGTAGGTGCAGCAACCAATTCCCCGTCAATAAATGTACCATTTTTCGTCCATTCATTCACCCATTCAGGCGAATCTTTCACATTATTCCACTCCACCTGTACATCATCCATTTCTACAACACACCTTTGTTTTTCTTCATTCCACGTCCAAGAAATCGAACCTCCGGCAATGTGTCCTGACTTATCCGGTTTGAACAAAACAGAACCATCACCTAATTCAGCAGTTCCATTCGGATATAAGCAATAAACAGTATGTCCTGACTCATCAACTCCTTTTATTACTCCATTAACACAATAAAAGCCTTTCGAACCGTTACTACCAGGTATTTCCCCACCCACACGAACTTTCAAACAATCCGACCAATTTTCTTTTGAATAGATCTCGTCTAATACATCAATAGCCGGTGGCAGTCCTTCATCAGCATGCATATAAATGGCAGAATGCCTGCCTACATACTTCTCATCATGTGAGCTATTACCAAACTGAACAATATCATCTCCGGCAGCTGGGGGATTCAACACTACTCCCCCTTCATCCATATCAAACTCCGATAAAGGAATCCGTATAACCCCGTCCACCACTGATTCTATCTCGACATGATAAACCTTCTGACTTCCCGTAAACTCCTGACAACGAATAAAGTCATGCTCCATAAAACTCATATCAGCATCTTCCAATGTGATAAGAAAAGCTGTTCCATCCTCTGACAGTTCCACTTTTTTAATCTTTCCGCATCCTTGCGTAATAGCTTGCGCACCGATTATTGCCCTCACCTTACTAATCAGCATCTCAAATACCGTGAATTGTCCGCGCACACGTATCGAATCTATCTCCAGCATCCATTTGCCTTTGACATATTCCCATATCTTCCATCCGTGCCCGGCAAAGCCTGATATAAAATCTTCCACATATTCTTTTGCCCCATTCGCCAATCTCTGCCCGGTTTCTTTAGCAGAACAAAGGAAGCCGTAAAACTTACCGTTACTTAATATTGCCATTATTTTACTTCTATATTTAATACACCCGTCTGGATGCTGTTTAACCTAAATATTGTATAACTCTCCGTATGCCCGTAGGTATTCGTTATATCCCTGACTTCTTCCGTCCAGTCCGAATTACGCAATCCACCCATCCAGAACTGAATGCCGGATGCCATGGATGCAGGCAAAATATAATAAGGATACTTCCCGCCCGTACAATCAAATACCGTAGAATTTTGTACACGCACAGCCCAAGAAGCGTTCAATGCCAACACTTCCTCGTCAGTAAGCGTTTCATGAGCAGATACTCCATAATACTTTTTCAATCTGAATTCCACAGAGGTAGATTTCGTATAAGTTTGACCGTCGTAAACAGCCGATAAATTATAGGTTGAATCAGAGCCAACATCTGTATATTGCTTCGTACGAATATCAACAGCAATTGTCTCCCCATTAACTGACTGCGACGTAATATCCCGGTCGTAATCCCAAGTAAGGTTTATCGTCCGGATACTTCCTTTTTCGTAGATACCTCCCCCTGCGAAAGAAATAGTAAATGGAAACACCTTTTCCATCAATTGCGAGACATCAGCAAACAAGGATGTGTTGACAGTCCATTCGGAAGCACCGGCGAGGCGTACGATTAAATCATTTGTCTCAGACGGTTCATCAGCTTCCTTGCTCACATTATTTATTTCGCCCAAAGTCGTTACGTCACTTCTTATGGCGAGTTCCTCTACAATAGCATCATTTTCTTCAATCAAAGCCATCGTAGCAGCCTCCATAATCTCCTGCTTACGGACTAAAATACCATTTTCAAAAGTGACGTGCCCGACTGCCGTATCAGGTTCCGTCTTGTTCAGGAAAGTCTTTAAAGACTTCCTGGAAGAAAAGACATTTCTGTCCGATGGCAAAGTCCTGTCGTTTTGCCCGATAACGTAAACACTGGTTCCGCTACCTCCACCGGCACCCGCACCACCAAAGGCTTTTCCTTTGTAAGTCAGAGAATCGACCTTATTCTCTATTGTTCCCAGACGGGAGTAAGCAGCCGTTTCACCGACAATATACACAGGATGATCATAAGGAATATCCAAGCTACACTCATAACCAATAATTCGCGATTGGCGTCCCTCTTCAAAATAAGCTTCGTTGATGAGATTCACCTTATCTCCCAATTCATAAGTTACAATATCACCGTCATTATAAATAAACTCCGGTTTCATTTTACAATTATAAGTAGAAGGGTCAATCTTCATCTTCTCAATATACTTCCTGGCTGTTTCAAGCAATTCCTGCTCCGCATCCGGCAACATGGTATCAGATACTAATTTCGTATTGAATCCATAAAGGACATACTTATCACCATTCTCCGGTTTCAATGAATCATCCGGAAGAGGACGACCATAGTCTTCGTTCCGAACAATTTCAAATACTTGTGCCTGATAGTTCCATGAACCGTCTTTGTTTTGTTCGGGCTGAGGCTTCTCATCCTTATCTTTATCGTAAGGATTGAATGTCACGGCAAACCCCATTCCGTTCATCGCTCCCGATTGGAATATAATCCTCAGTTCTTGTCCGGGCAATACATACTTCTCCGAGAAAGTGATTCCCGTATCCCTGAAACGATAAGCATTCCATTTCTTAAAGACAGGATCTTTACCCTCTTCTTCTATCTTGTCAGTATAAGAATAAGGTGTGATGGCAGACATCGTCCCCACCCTGCGAGGATAGACATCTTCAAAAACTACAATCTCTTCAATGGCTTCCTCAGCACTCATCTCAGGAAATGCGTCAATGTAGGGTATGCCGTCAGGCAACATCAGACGCTTTTGCACAATACCGTTCACCACAGTATCCTCATCCACCGGACGATAATCGGACGGAATATTCCGGGTCGAACCAAAAGCATAAATACGGGTTGCATAATCACTTTGACTATCCGAGCGTGTCATTTCGCTCACATTACCATTTATATCAAAATCAACCACACTTTCATACTCGCAACGTCCGAAGTTTATCACACTGTCTGTTATCCACCATTCACATTGCCATGTTTCCGCCATTTGAGTAAGCGCGTCAATCAGATTCACGTTGTCATACGTGACTAATTTAGACGAATTATCTACCGTACCGTCGGCCGCATAACTAAACGCCTGTTCCCGAAACTTATATCCAAGCTGTTCCAGATTCTTCAAGAATATCCTCATATGAGTTTCCAATGTAGCCGTCAGGCTCCAGCCGGCTTCCCTTCCCCCTACTTCCGGTGTATAGAAGAACTTTTTGTTCTTCCATTTCCAGTAATAAGCATCCAGTCGGAGATCATAGTCATAACCACTTGTTTCCGCATTATAATCCGGTTTGTATAAATCTACAAGTTCAAATATGCCCAGTTCATTATCTATTCCATCACCTAAATGAAAATATATAGGTTTATCCAAAGAAAACTTTAAGGTAATATAGTCCTCTTTCATCAGCAGAAACTTACGTTTCGAACCTTTATTTATCGGAGTGGAAAAACGGATATTTCCGGATATGTCTTTAATGTCTACCATACTGTTGCAGTTCTATCGTTAGGATTCGGTTCAATAAGCTTAAGCGTAAACTTTCCAATGCCACGCATAAACTGGCTGAATTGGCTGCACGACTGATAAATCGTCTTATACGCCACGTCAGGTTGATACTTCGTTTCTATCTCAAGCACTCCCGTCGCCAGTTCTTCGCAGAAACTATTGTACCTTTCAAAAAACTGCTTTTCATCAGATGCCGTCAGATTAATCTGAAGAGTCAGATTTCTCGAATCAACCCTGGGGTTAGCCGGAACGATTCTTTTTCCATGTTCCAACCGACTTTCATTCTCTATGAACGTTTTATTAGAGGATGGTGTCATCAACTCGGATAATCCTGTATTATCCATTGTGATGCCCCAAGTAGTATAGGCATCCTTGCCATTAATGTATAATTCTTCTTTCATAATATTACAACTGTTTCGTCCTTATCAATATTCACTTCACAATTTCCCACATTCATCAACAGTATCACAGCATAATGAGATGCTTTAATCCTGACCTTTGCACCATGCATTAAAACGACCTTATGCACTACCGTGTTATCGTTATAAGTAAGAGTCGCAGAGGTAGCGCCTATCAAACCGATATTAGTATCATTAGAGCGATTCAGTTCTCCACAATCCACAAACACTCCAAACTCTGCCACATGCTCTTTCATCCCTTGAAACATCTCCAAAGAAGGAAAATTATTTTCCTCGCAAAACTCCCTACCTTGCGGAGTAAAGAAAAGCCAGACAAGACTTTTCCAATCACTCACTCCGTTAGATTTACTACAAGCCCCAAACAAGGAAGCCGATTTCATTATATCATTTACCGATTCCATTTTATTCTTTATTTTACAGTTAAACTTTTAGTATTATAAGCTATATTGTCAAGCTTCTCCCCGAATCCCAATAACACCTTAGTGTATTTCGCAATGTCTTCCAGATGCCCGTTAGACATCACTGCAAGATTTCTCATTTCCGTCAGTAGAATATTACCATTAGAAGTATTGGTACACAATGATGATAAATTACCCATAACGAAAAACATCGAATTCTTAATTTCCTCATTAGATATTTGTAAGGCAGTGAAACGACCGTTCAGCTCATCGCCGGTTTCCTGAGACATGGAAGCAAATCCTCCTTTGGTTGAATCCTGAGAAGAAGATTCTTTTTCATCGCCTTTCATGTATTCATCCGCCCAACTGAACTGGCGATCCAAATCATTTGCGATAGCCTCTGCATCTTTCTCTATCTGCTGCCGTTCCCAATCACTAATTATTCCATCGGAAAAGAAGTTGGCCAGTCTTTGGCGCAATGCCTCCATCGGTTTCGAAGAAGCTGCCTTGATAGCCTCAGTAATCATCTGCTTAATCATATTCTTCACAAGCTCTTTCGAAGATTTCGCCTTATCGTCACCTGCACTCCAGGCTTCCGCATAAGCTTGTGCAAAATTCTCAATCGCAGCTTTCAGGTCTTCACCGAATATGACATCTATTTTCTTCTCTTTATTGCCTGCTATTACCTTATCTATATCCTCAATCTGTTTCTCCCATTCATCAATTCTTCCCTGATCGGATTTCTTTTTACTTTGCTCTTCAGCGATTTGATTTCGGATAAGCACCTTCTGTTGTTCAAGTAAGGTATTTTGCTGGTCTATCAGTTCCGCTGCATCCGATGAGAATGCCTTATCCAACGAATCGCCTAAGTTTTCGTATGATTTTTCGAGTACTTCTATTTGCTCCTGAATTTGTTGGATACTCTTTTCATGTTTTGCATCATGTAGTTTTGCAAGAGATGATCCTAATGAAGACACAAGTCCGATAGCCGCACCGGCTGCTGCTCCCCAAGGGCCAAACATAGCACCTGCTTGCGCACCGGACATAGCGGAACTTGCGGCATCCATGGCTACATTCATTCCTTCAGCTATACCGCTTAGAGTGTCACTTCCAAAGGCATCGCCTAAACCAGCCAGACAATCTGAAAAGAATTTCGTGCTTTGTAAGACTTCATTCATCGAATCTCCAATTTCTCCCAAAGCTTTTTTCAATTTTCCAGGATCAGAACCGGCTGCAAAAAGGTGTTCAAAGCCAATAGACATTTTATTAAAAGCGGTATCGGAAGCATCTGCCTGTTCATTCAAATTTACAATACCATTCTTTATTTTCTCTATTTCTTCCGGAGATTTTTTCAGAACATCAAAAGTATCTTTGCTTATATGAAACAATTCACCTTCAGATTCCGACCACTTACCTTTCTCCACAAAATTCAACATATTCTGCGCTTCAGCAACAATTGCTCGCATATCTTTGACCGAACGGTCTTTCATATTAGAGAATAATTGCCCGAAAGCCGATTTATCTTTATTTGCTTCAATATCCAAATCAGAAAGTGCCTTTTTAGTCTCTTCAGCAATAACCTTCTGCTCTCCCTCGCTTTTACCTTTTTTCTTACTTTCACCAAGAGCGATAATAGCATCTCGTTTCTTCATGAGAGTACCATACTCTTTATAATACTCATTTAGTGACTGTAGCTCAGCGTCTCGGTAAGCCTGTTCTTCATTCTTATGCTTCTGAATGATAAAACCTTTTCTTTTAGCAAATGCTTCTTTTTCTTTTTTAAAGTCAACAGTAGACTCCTTAAACTCTTTTTCCACATAATTAGAATCTTTAGCCTTTTTAAGCTTCTCCTCCGCTTCAAACACAGCCTTTGCCGTTACTGTTTTTTGACGTAACAGTTCATTTCTCTCATTGTCTAATTCCTGTATTTCTTTATTATGATTATACTTCATCTGCTCCAGAACTTTGCCTGATCCTTCAGGCTTTGCACCAATCTCCGCTTGCCTTATTTTATCACCAGACTCTTTCACAAAAGCCTGTCTCTCCGAGTCTTGCCGCTTTAGAAGTTCCATTAGTTTTTCATGAGCCTCCTGAACCTGCTTTGTATTATTACTTTCATTCGTTTTTTTATTTCCTTGCAAACCAGACATTAAATCATCAGCTTTTTTAGAATTCCCGTAAGCCAATCCACCCCAATGTTTCATCATCAAATATGATTTTTTTGCGTTATCCGAGTATGCTTTTGCTCTAATATCATACTCATTAAAAAGGGGTATATCCTCACTAATTACTCCGAGGTCTTGCAGTTCCTTATATTTTCTATTAGGTACACCTTTTCCGCTTTTCTCATCAGTTCTCTTCTTGTTGGCGGCTCGTTGCCAAGTATCAGCAGCACTGGTTGCTTCCACATACTTCTTTGCCTCTTCTTGCATTTTATCAACATACGCCAATGATGTAGCTTTGGCTATTTGGGCTTTTATAAAACTATCTTTATTGTCAATAAGTAACTGTTGTGCATCTTTTACCGTATTAATCGAAACCCCCAATTCATCGAATACCTTTTTATTATCAATCACAAATTTCTTTTGTGCATCTATATCATTACCAAGTGCTTTAAATTTAACAGAAAGCAACTCTATCATTGCTACCGGTTTGGCTGCATTATTTTGAACATTCTCATTAAATTCTTTAACCCTTTTATTCAGTTCGGCTTGTTTTTCACTTTGCTCTTGGGTGTTCGATGTCCATAAGGAGTAAATTCCTATCAAGGCTGAGATCCCAGCTACAATCCACCCAAAGACAGGTATGGATTTAATCGCCAGACCTATAGCACGAAACGATCCGGCTAATCCCAAATTAACTATCGTACCTGTGGATGCTGCTGCCGTTTCTATACCTTGTGCGGATGCCGCTTGAAGAGTGATACCTCTCCACCATAGTTTCAATCGCCCAACTATATTTATTTGAAATGCAGATTCTTTATTCAACATATTGTTCACTTCCTGCAATCCATTTGTTATAGCAATCGCCAATTGAACTTTCTTCATTATTCTTTGAAGGGTTTCATTCTCTGCAGAAAACAATTCCATCATAGATGTAGCCGCAGTAAAAGCTCCCGATATACCCTCTAACCCCGACTTCATGCCTTCAAAAGTTTCATTAGATACAGGAGAGTTAGCACTCCGCCCATCATTTGCTTTTGTCGAATCAATTAATGGTTGCGGATTTTCCTGATAATTCTGTAACTCCGCATTCAATTGAGTCAATTCATTAGATTGTTTTTTAATATCTACCGACAGGACTTCTCGAGACTCTATCTCTTCACGAGTTGAATCTTGCTTAGATTCACTTTTCTCTGAATTTGCTATTTCATCTCTCAGTCCTGTTAGTTTAGCTTGATTTTCCGAATCCAAACAATGCAAAGAAACCATTGCATCATCTATTTGTTTATGCATACTTTTTATTGCATCTACTACAACGTTTGCATTCAAACTTACATTATTCGCCATTTGTTGAAATGACGAACTCATTTTCCGTTCCTGCTCTTCCAAC